GAAACGTTTCATATAAGATACGAGAATTTTGTTCATCCAAAACATTTCTTTTAGTATCAATAAAATAATCTTTATAAAGAACATCAGATAGAGCAGCAATGACTAAACTTCGCCCCCAAGGTTCTGAGTTTTTACATTTAATTTTTTGACACATTGTTTTATCTGAATCAAGTATTAACCAATCACCTGAACGAGATTTGTTATTATATCCGTCTACAATTTCTTTAGGATATTTTCTTAATTTTCTTTCTAAATCCTCACCTGTGTAGTCATTGAAATACTTTAAATTAAAAGCAATAACATACCTTCCGTTTTTCTTACTTATAATTTTGGTATATTGCCAAGGAAGGGAAATAATAGAAGCATTTATTCCCAATTCATTTATTTCAACAATATTTTCAACTTGATAATCATATAAAAATTTCTTCTTGTCTGATTTTTTTTGCGTTGTCTCAAAATAATAAAAAGCAATTCCATCCAACATCTCTGTAAATAGAGCATCACGAATAAATTGCTTGTCATTTATTGTATTTAATGTAGATAACATTAAATCTTTATTTGTTTTTGTTTTTTTTGTCGATGCTTTAGAAGTTATTATTCTATCTAAAGTCATCAACGCAGTCATATAATCGACTGAATTACTTACAATACCATTTTTACCATATACGAATTCCGATAATTTAATAGCAGTATCGTGGTTAGCAATAGGGTTTCGTAAAACTGAATCTATCTCTTCTTTTGTAAAATAATCATATATTCCACATTTAAAAATAGAATCATATACTATTTTTTCTGAATAACTGTTGAATTCATTTATTTGTTCTGAAGTAGGAGAGGACTGTGAATTAGTCTCTACTACTGGATTTTTTCGTGGTCTACCACGTTTTCTTTTAACTTCTTCTGACATGTCCAGCCCCTTTCATCAATTTATTAAAGTACAAAAATCGTAATCTGAATTAGTATAAATATCTTGATAGAATTCATTTATTAACCACAATACATAAATTGTTGCCGAAACTCTATCCTTGTCTAATTTACTTACAACTTTTTCAATCGTTACACCACCGTTGTTCAAATGTTTCAATTTTAAGTTTGCGATTTCTTCAAACAAGGCATCTGTCTGAAAATATGGCGCAACACAATTATCAAAATCGTCATATTCTTTTTCAGAAAAATCTGATTGTTGACGTTGTTCTAACATTCTAAATTTTCCACTATCAACTACATCAATAAAATTTGTTACAATTTTACTTTGCGCCGACTGAGCTTTTAGATTATATAAAATTTTTTCTGCAATATCAGGAACTTCCGGCTCATTATCGTCATTAATTGTATTCCAACATCCAAGGCTTTCCTTTGTGATTGGATCAAAAGATTCTTTTAATAATTCATCAATTAACCCAGCACCAAGACCATTTCCATCGACAACAACAGCCTGTGCTTTATACATCTTTTGTATTTTTTTTATGGTACATGCTTGTGCTGTAAAATTCATAATGTTGGGAACGTTTATAAGATTTACTAAATCTAAAGATACGATACGAGTTTTGTCCTTGGTTCTATTTACTTTGATAACAGAAATGAAAGATTGGTTATTGCTTGTATTTTGACTTCGTGCTACATCGACACCAATATAAAATTCATCATTTTCATTTGTAGATTTTATAATTGGAGAAGTGAGAGAGCGACATGCCATCAATTTATTGATATTTACCAATGCACCACTAGCAGCTCCAACCCATTTAGATTCATAGTTCTGAGCAAACGAAATCATAGTCATATCACGTTTTTTTTGAAAAATCTGACTCTTAGTTGAACCTCTACCATACCAACATGGCAACCAAAAGCTAGATCCTAATATGATTTTTCCTTTTAAATTAATCATATCTTTTGCCATATCAACAGAACGTTGATATTCATCAGAACCTTTAAATCCTGCTGTTGTAAAAAAGTTAATCTGCTGATTTAATTCCTCTGGATCAGTTATAGAATACTCTCCAACACAAACACGAGGAACTTCTACAATAGGAAGAAGTGCATCCAAAAATGTATCATTATCAATAAGTGCAGACTCTTCCATATTCATTCTTTTACGTCTTTGTCCTTTACTTGATTGAGCATTTGCAAGATTATCTAATCTAGCACCAGATTTAAAAACTATCAGTGCGTCACCTTTAGCAAAGTTTGCTTTTTCGATTTCATTTTTTAGCATTGGATAAAATCGAATTATCTCATTGTACTTATCCTTTAATAAATTAGCAGCATTTTCTTTTGTCTGAGCAGAAAGAGATATTGAAATTTCTGGAAAGAAAATGCAACCGAGCATAGACGCAAGCACTTCATCAAATGTCTTACCATATCCTCGTGGAAAGACTCCATAAAACGAAGTGAATCTCATCATTACTCGTAAATAAATACGCTGATCAAGATGTAAATTAAGACCACCTTTTTGTGGTTTTATTAAATCTAAAAAAAGATCAGGGATACCAACGTGCAAAACTACAGAAGTATTCCCAATTATCTGTATTAAAAGAATTATTATTCATCGTTGTTCAGCTCACCTCCTCGGTAGATATTTTTGAAATTCTGAATATCCGTTATGTGGATAATACTTTTTTTATAAAAGCCTCATAATCATTCCACTTATTTCTCACTCTTTTTATTGTTAGTTAATATGCATATCTACCATAATAACTTCTTCCTTGTTTTTTATTCACTACCCTCAAACTCTTTTGGAACAGTTATAAATTTTTCAATCGTTTCTCTGTTTTCTTCTGTGGTATCATCCTTAAAAATTCCATAAGGATCGCCATATGTATCAACATATTCTTTTTTCTTTTTATCATAAAATCCATAAATATCTCTATATTCAACTTCTGGCATATTATTGAGATTTCTTTCATAATTGACATAATTCCAAATAATAAAATCTGCTGCATCTTTCGGTTGATATTTAAATTCGGGAAATATTTTGATTCTTTCTTTAGCACCTTCGACAGCAGCAAAAATATCACTAAAGTTTACAATACCACCTTGTAAATCTTCTTTAGAAATTTGTTTTGCTGTTAATTTTCCTTGCTCAGCAGCCGTTTGCGCTGCACTATACCATTTTTGAGCCTCTACAACATCACCTTTAGCTGTAGCCATTTCTTCTTTTACTTTGAATCTTACATATGTAACCAATGCTTCTCTATGAATACTCGTTTGAATAACATATGTTTGTTTCATTTCTTCATATTTTCGGAACATTTTTTTATATTCTGTTTTTGTATAACCTTCACCAAAAAGATTAATCATATCCTCTGTGACTTCAAAAGTATCTTTTGTTGGTAATTTTACAGGAATTTCATCATTTGATTCATTTTGGGAATTCGTTTTATTTTCATCCTCGATATATTTTTTTTTGATTCTATTTTTATCAATTGCAACAATATTTGAATTTGTATGTATATGTCCATCTAGTTCTGAATCAGCAAATGATTTATCACGATTTTGTCTAAGCATCGTATTTTTAAAATACAACCCAA